AGTAAACTGCAAACTCTTGTAAACGATAAGAAGACACTAGCTAAACAACATGCTACGCTGAAATCTGATCGTGATGTTCTGACAACCGCTGGTCAACTTCTGAAGGACAATGGTATCAAGACTAGGATTATCAAGACTTATCTTCCTACCATGAACAAGTTGATTAACGATTTCTTACAGAGAATGGAGTTTTATGTCAACTTTACCCTTGATGAGAACTTTGAGGAGCAGATCAAATCTAGATACCGTGATGTGTTTTCCTATGATAGTTTCAGTGAAGGAGAGAAAGCTCGTATTGACATCGCTCTGCTGCTTACTTGGCGTAGTATTGCTAAACTTAAGAATAGCGTGGATACTAACCTCCTCATTCTAGACGAGATTTTTGATGGGTCACTTGACCAGTCTGGTACATCTGATCTAGGATGGATCCTCCGTAACTTTGATGAGAGCACTAAGGTGTATGTCATCAGTCACAAACAGGGTCTAGATGATAAATTTGATAGAACGATCACAGTTGATAAGGTCAAGAACTACAGCGTCTTGACCGAGACAATCAATGAAGTGACACATGGGATGGTCGGATGACCATCCTTTTTTTGTATGATGATTCCATCAGCAAAAGAGACCGATGCAATCCCAAGAAATCAAAGGCAACCTGGCACGACTGCTCGCTACCGAGAACCTTATCGTAGAACATCGTAAGACTCCTACAGCTTCTTTTGACGTTGACCGTCGTGTGCTTACCCTGCCTATGTGGGACAAGGCATCTAGCATTGTCTATGACATGCTGGTGGGTCACGAAGTTGGTCACGCTCTCTTCACTCCTAACGAAGACTGGTGTGCTGTTGCTGACTGTCCTAAGGACTTTGTGAACGTCATTGAAGATGCTCGCATTGAGAAACTGATGAAGCGCAAGTTCCCTGGTCTTCGCAAGTCGTTTGCTGGTGGTTACAAGGAACTGAATGATCTTGACTTCTTTGATATTGAAGGTCAAGACACCAGCAAGTTCAGTCTGATTGATCGTATCAACTTGCACTTCAAGGTTGGTGCTGCTGCCATGATCCCCTTCTCTATTGAGGAGCAGGTGTTCGTTGCTCGCACTGATGTTGCAGAGACTTTTGAAGAAGTGCTGCAGATTGCTGTTGATGTGTTTGAGTTTTCTAAGCAAGAGAAGGTAGAAGACGTTCCTCCTCCTGCTTCTCAGCAGGGTGAAAGTGAAAGTAACGATGACGAACAATCTGAGCAGCAACAATCTGAACCCAGTGAAGCTCCTCAACCTCAAGCAGAGACCAACAATGCTGGTCCGATTGAGAATGAAGATGACGAAGAAGATGAAGAAGAAGTAGAAGGTCCTGGCGGTGGTGAAACCTCTGAGACCCAAAGTGCATTTGATAGTGCTTCTGAAAAATTGTCATCTTCTTATGGTCGCAATCCCATTTATGTTGAGATTCCTGAAGCAATTGACCTAGATAGTATCATCGTTGACTGGACTACTCTGCACGATTGGATTGACAAGAATGCTGCAGAACCAGAAACTTATGAGTATGTTGACAACTTGTATTATGAGTTCCGTAAGCAATCTCAGAAGGAGGTAAACTATCTTGTTAAGGAGTTTGAGTGCCGTAAGTCTGCTGACGCTTACGCTCGTGCAGGTCAATCTAAGACTGGTGTGCTTGATACTTCTAAGCTACACACTTACAAGTACAATGATGACATCTTCAAGAAAGTAACTGTTCTTCCAGATGGCAAGAACCACGGTCTGTTGTTTGTTCTTGACTGGTCTGGTTCTATGGCAAACGAACTGATGGCAACTGTCAAGCAACTGCTAAACTTGACTGCATTTTGTAAGAAAGTTCAGATCCCGTTTGAAGTCTACGCATTTACTAATGAGTGGGTTGCTGCTAAACGTGCTATGGCAGGTGAAGTCAATTACATGTCTTATGATTTCCCTGGTGTTGAAAAGAATGTGGTGTATATCAATAAGGAATACTTCCACATGATGAACTTCATCTCTTCCCGTTCTAACGCTCGTGAGTATGAGCGTCAGTGCAAGAACCTGTTCCGTGAAGCAGCTTGCTACAAAACATATAGTGGTTATCAAGCAACCTTTGGTGTCGGTCTCTCTGGCACTCCTTTGAATGAGGCAGTCATCACCATGAACTACATCATTCCTCAGTTCAAGCAACAGAATGACTTGCAGAAAGTCAACCTCTGCATTTTGTCTGATGGTGAGAGTTGTGCTGCTGCTTATGGTCATGAAGTATATCTTGATCACAAAGATGAGTATTCTGTTCGTGCTCGCCGTATTGATTGGTATCAGACTCTTCGTGATCGTAAGACTGGTATCACTTATAGTCAGTTTGATGCTGAAAATGTAACTAACATTTTTATTCAGCAACTGCGTGATCGTAATCCTGATGTAAATGTTCTTGGTTTCCGAATTCTTTCTGGTTCTCAACTTCAGAGCTTTGTTGGTCGGTATGCTGATTTTGAAGGTTACTCGCAAGTCCAGAAGCAGTGGAAAAAAGAAAAGTCTGCTATCATCAAGAATCCTAAAGCATTCTCTGCCTTGTACGCTATCTCTAACCACTCTCTGAATGAAAGCACTGACTTCAACGTTGAGAGTGGTGCCAAGAAAGGAGAGATTACCAAGGCATTCAAGAAGATGCTCGGTAGCAAGTCCACGAACAAGAAACTTCTGAGTTCTTTCATTGAGTATGTCGCTTGACAGACTGTCCACTGGGGGTCGCTAAGACCCCACCATGCCCTATACTTATTTCATACGCAACCAACCAATGCCTGCTCGTTCTGATCTGACCACTGCCCAACTCTCTGAGTATCTGACCAACCAGTTCGGTCCTGAGATTAATGCTGACAATGTTCGTTCTGCTTGTGATCACTTTGGTGTCACCTATGCTACTGCTACCAAGCGACTGCGTGACTTCTATGTCAAGCGTGGCACTTGGAACCTGACTGTGCAGGAACGCCTTGAGCAAACTTATCAAGCTCCTGCTGCTGCTCCTGCTGTCATGGAAGCAGTTGAGCAAAACCTTGTCCCTAGCAAGGATGAGAACTATGTGCCGTTCGGTAACTTCTCTGATGTAAAGAAGATTATCCAGTCTCGTATCTTCTACCCGACTTTCATCACTGGTATGTCAGGAAACGGTAAGACCTTCTCTGTTGAACAGGCATGTGCCTCTCTAAATAGGGAGTTGATTCGTGTGAACATCACCATTGAAACTGACGAGGATGATCTTATTGGTGGGTTTCGTCTTGTTAATGGCGAAACTGTCTGGCACAATGGACCCGTCGTGGAGGCTCTTCAACGCGGAGCTGTGTTGCTTCTAGACGAAGTTGACTTGGCATCTAACAAAATCCTGTGTTTGCAATCTGTCTTGGAAGGCAAAGGTATCTTCTTGAAGAAGATTGGTAAATATGTGCAACCTAAGGAGGGTTTTAATGTTATTGCAACTGCAAATACTAAGGGCAAAGGCAGCGATGACGGTCGCTTTATTGGAACTAACGTTCTCAATGAGGCATTCCTTGAGCGATTCGCTTTGACTTTTGAGCAGGAGTATCCCACTCCTGCAGTTGAGAGTAAGATTCTCATTCGCGTTGCTGCTTCTGTTGGTAAGCATGACGAAGAGTTCTGCAACAATCTTGCTAACTGGGCAGACATCATTCGCCGTACTTTCAAGGATGGTGGTATTGACGAGGTGATTTCTACTCGTCGTCTGGTCCACATCATGCGAGCCTATGCTATCTGGGGTGATCGTATGAAGGCAATCAAAGTTTGTGTGAACCGTTTTGATGACGAGACCAAGCAGTCTTTCATTGAACTTTATGATAAAATTGATGCTGACGTTAACACGGAGGAAGAAGATGCCACAACCCAGGACTGATAAGTACCACGGTTATGTCAACCATCTTGCCACTCTTGACAGTGGCAAGACTGTTCGGATCTTAGGTGGTGAAGGTCTGAAGTTGTTTGTCAAAGACCTTGACGGCAACGTACAAGAATGCTACCATGATAACCTACGTCTAATTTGGGATCGCTGAATGGCTTTTAAATATGATGAAGATGCTCTACTCAATGAGCTACGTGATTACATCTCTGGAACCTACAATCAACATTACTCTGCTGGAAATGACAGTATTCAAACGTTAGATTTGATTGAAGCATGTGGTGACGCTGAGGCATTCTGCCGCAGCAACATCCTTAAGTATGCTTCACGCTATGATAAGAAGGGCACTGCTCGTCGGGATATTATCAAGATCCTGCACTACGGTCTTCTCCTTCTTCACTTTTCTGACAAGACCTCTGTTACTGAACCCTACAACCAATGAGTAAAGTTATCCTATCTAAAAAAACACTTGATGTCCTTAAGAACTTCAGCACGATTAATTCCTCCATCGTATTCCGCAAGGGGTCTACAGTCCGAACAATTTCAAA